GAGCGGCTCTTTGAGCGCAACGACCGCATGGACATCATCAGTAGAACGCGGTGACGGGACACGGGAGCCTATCAGTATGAGGTACATTTCTCGCTTCCAATGGGGGGCCACGGATCCCCCCGGCGGCAAGGGCTTTGACCGGATCAGGCATCACCGGGTTCAGGGTGTGGTCGTGCACCACTCCGGTGTAGAGGGTGGTCCTAAGGGGTCGGGGGCTGTGAAGGCGTTTGAGCGGCACCATCTCGCCAAGGGTTGGGATGGGATCGCATACAACTGGCTTGTGGATGAGACGGGAACAGTCTTTGAGGGTAGAGGATGGGAAGCACGCGGTGGAGCCACCAAAGGGTGGAACTCCAAGTCAATGTCCATCTGCTACACCGGTTGGGGGTACAAGCAGCCTCATGCTAATGTTCTTGAGTCGATCCAGACGGTAGTTCAGGAGGCTGAACGCTGGTTTGGGCGTGGCCTGTGGGTGGAGACGCATCGCCGCAAGAGTTCCACGACGTGTCCGGGTGACTGGTTGGGGGACTGGGTTGAGGGTGGCATGGCTGCCGCTAAGGAGCCATCCGCGGTTGACTGGGATGCGATCATCCAGTACTTCCGGGATTTGCGGAAGCAGGTGGATGAGGCTCCGATCAAGCGGGGGGCACGGGGGCTGCCTGTGAGGTTGGTGCAGTCCCGGTTGAATGATCGGGGGTTTGATGCCGGGGTGGTTGACGGGATATTTGGTCGTCGCACTAAGGCGGCGGTGGTGAAGTTTCAGGAATCGCAGGGGTTTCTGAAGGCAAACGGGGTGGTGAACGGTAACACGTTCGGTGCCTTGTTCTTACAGTAGGGAAGGTTATGCCAAAGGGTAAGGGTTACGGTACGTTTCAGGACACGTTCGGCTCGCAGGACAACCAGTTGTATGATTCCACGTCATCGTTCAACATGTGGGACATGAACCAGAAGGCTAAGANGGCTGCCGCGTATCTGCGTGGCAGCAAGTTGGGCAATGCCGCCTTTGGCGGGCGCCCGTTCGGAAAGTAGGTATAATGCACAGGGATGGTTCAACTCCGAAGAAGGTGACGGCCGGTCAGGTTCTGGTCACTGGTGTCACGCGTGGCAGCGGGATCGGCCATGTCGGTTCGCAGACGCGTGGCGGTGCCCGTGACGCGTTGCGTGATTGAGGTGGCGGCGAAGAAGCCGCGCCGTCCGAGGTATTGACGATGNNGTTGAAGCGTGGCAGGAGTCAGAACGCTATTTCACGGAACATTGGCACGCTGATAGGTGAGGGTTACCCCCGCGATCAGGCGNCTGCCATCGCCTACGATTATTCTAAACGGTCTAACAAGGGGAAGAAGAAGTGAGCAACATGTTTGAGCGGGCAGCGTGGACGTTTGCCCAAGCGTTTCTAGCAGTATTCGTTATCAGTGACTTGGCTTCAGCAAAGTCGGCGGCGATTGCCGGGATTGCTGCGGCCCTGAGTGTCATCAAGACGTACGCCAAGGACAGGGTAGCCGGNTAGCGTGGAGAACCTAGAGGCAGCGTGGGCTGCGTTCAGCGAGGAACATGCGTATGTAGAGGCGGAAATATACGCTACCCTCCAAGAGACGGCGCACCTGTTCGACACCACTGATGGCATCCACGCCAAGTGGTCGCCGGATGGCATCTTGGGNATGCTTCTAGTGTTCGACCCCGAAGAGGCTGAGCAACTCCTTGCAGCGTTCTACGCCGGGCTGGANGGCGTGGACGACGCCCAGCAGGTGTTTGCGGTGTGGGTGGGGTCCCTGATGGGGATGCTACGCCAGTGTATGCAGTCGTTGGAGTCCTAAGCCGTCCGTCAGCCATGTGCTGACGATCTCCGACTCTGCCAGTTCTGCTATCAACCGTCGCCGGATGTAGTCGCGTCTGCGCGCCAGCGATGTCTTGGGGATCCCCATTACCCGTCCAGCCGCACGCAACGATAGTTTCTCAATGAACAGGGCGTTGAAAATCCACTTGTCCTCGTCGTTGAGGTTGTCCACGGCTACGCCGATGGCCTCTTTCAGCGCCGCTGTTCCAAGGATCGACTGCACGGTTGATTCTTCGTGGGGTGCCAACTCCATCAGGGCTTCGATGTCACTCAACGGGCGCACCCCGGTGGTTGACCGCCCCCATGACGCGTTGGTTGACCAGTCGGCAGGGTCTGTTGGGAACTCTCGTCTCTGCGACACGCATTGCAGCATACCCTAGTGGGGTATGGGCGGGAGTGCCGCCGGGTCCCCTTCGTTCAGGTGCAGGTCGCTGATGGGGATGTTGTAGCAGTCGATGGTTGGGGACCATCCGTTGCCGGGGTCTTCCCACACTCCGGCTTCCATGAAGGTGGCCCGTTGTAGGAAGTCTGCCTTTGCCATTGCTCCAAGGTACCATGCGACGGTGCAGTCTTTGAGGACACGCACGAAGGCGTAGTAGTCGCAGTTCTGCTGGGTGCCAATGGATGCGACGGAGCATTCGTAGTGGGGTAGTGGCGGGGTGGTCACGCATTTGGATTTCACGTCCACTGTGCGACCGTCGTCCATTTCCACATCCCAGTCGTACGTGTTGTTCGGGTTGGCTCCGGTGACCTTGGCGAAGACGAGTTCTCCGATGAACCCGTAGATGTTGCCTTCGCCTTGCCGGATGGAGTTGTTCAACTCGCCCATGTCAACGGCTTGCCGCTGCGCTGATTGCAGCATTCTGCGGGGCACGTTGACTTCGATCATCATTCAATCCGGTCTACCTTGACGGCGTGTAGGCGCACAACTTGGTTGTCGTCATCCCATGCTACCTCGTTCAACGCGTCCAACGTGAGTTTGACGTAGTTGTCAAGGTCCCCCCTCAGGGTTTTGGCGTTGTGTGGGGCTGAGGTGACGTGCAGGATGGTGGCGTCGGGCGAGTAGACGACTGTCACTTCAACCGGGCCGGAGATTTTTTCACCTACTTGGTCTTTCCACGCTTTGGCAACGTGGTCTTCTTCTTGGAGGGTGCTGGCCGGGGTGAACACCTTGCCGCCCTTGGTGTGCCGTGGCCGGGCTTTCACCTTGGGTCGTCGTTCGATGACGACGGTGTACGTGTCGGTCACTGGTTCACGTCCTTGTCTGCGCTGTCTAGGAGTTGTTCTAGTTGTTGGTCGCCGTCGTGCCGGTCTGCGAACTTGCGTCCCCATTCGATGTCGGCTGCTTGTAGTTCTTTGAGTGTGGCTGTTCGACTGTACCGTTGGCGTGTCATTGCGCACGCTAGTTTCCACAGGGCTACGGATCGGTCGCCGTGTGGTTTTCCGGGGGAGGGTTCAGGACCGAGCCTCCGTAGGAAGGCCGCTAAGCCTGTCAGGGGGCCTGTTGCGGGGGTCACCCCCATTGGGTCCCTGCGGGGGCGCTCAGGGGGCTTCCAGAGGCCTCTGACGGGCTTCCACGTAACAGTGGTGGCACGGGTTGCCATTGCTTCCTCTGCGAAGGTCTGGACGTGGACACGGGTGGGGGTGCCGTTGTTGTTCACCATCTCGTTGTATCCCCCCGGTCTACGCAGATATCCGTATGGGAGCCTGACGCCGTTCCCCCATCCACGTTCCGAAAGTTCAACTTGTTTAGGATTTACTTCGGTTGTGGGAGCATCAACCAGATCGCACACCGCTATCAACCCGTACCGCACATCCACCGCAGGCTGCACCCCATCGTAGAACACCCACAGATGGAACCCCTTGGACCGCGACCGTTCCACCCACGCTGCTACACCCAGTTGCCGCAGGCCTCCCGCACGTTGCACGCGTGGACATAGGACTCTGCGGGACCCGTATCCCAGTCCACGCACCCCCAGTACACGTCGAACTCGTCCTCGTACAACGTCAACGGGTACACGCCGATAGAAGGTCCCGTCCACAGGTGGTCGTGAACGAGCGTCACCCAGTCGTCGCCATCAGCAGGTTGGAACGCCCCCGACTCTGATGTCCACGGGCGGAAACCACCCATCGACGGGTGGTCTATGGCAACCTTCCCCCCACGGAACAGCATCGCACAGTTCTGGGATACCTCATCCATCTTTCACCTTGCGGAACTGCCCGCAACCGGAACACACCTCCCACTTCCAACGATCCGGGGTGTCAGTCCCCTTCCACTTGTGGGACTTCAGATGGGGCACGCCACGCTTGTCATACTTCCAACACATGGGCCTATTCATCCTGCGATCCCCAGTCGCGGCGCTGCGCATCAGCAAACACCTCCGCATCCCCCGGGGCGACAAACCACTCCCGCACAGCACCA